TAAAATATAATGTTTAAAATATAATGTTTAAAATATAATGTTTAAAATATAATGTTTAAAATATAATGTTTAAAATATAATGTTTAAAATATAATGTTTAAAATATAATGTTTAATATAATCTTTAAATAAAATACTTAAAATTATATTAAAATACTATTCTATAAAATGTTTAATAAAAAATCTTCTAAATCTTCTAAATCTAAGGATAAAGACAAACCAGAAAATAATTTAGAAAAAGCAAAATATGTAGATTTATTAGATGAAGATAAACCTATTAGCGGTCAAAAATATGTATGTTTAAGTTTTATTTCTCCCGAAGACCATATTAAAAATAAAGAATTATTTTATTTTGAAAAATTCTTAAAAAATTTTGAGTTTAAAAAAACTTTTGAAAAATATACACAATTTTTGAGTTTTTTAGCATATAAATATAATTTAGATTTTAATAAATTAACAAAAGATATGGAAGAGTTTGTAGAAGAGGAAAAAGAAAATTTATTTTTAACTACTTTAGATGATGAATATAAAACATTTATTGACGCTAAAGAAGAAACATTACAAAAAGAATATAATGAATTACATCAATTTCAAACAAATACAAGAGGTATTAAAGTACGCGGAGTATTCGGTTCACAAGAAGAAGCAGAAATGAGATGTAAAATGTTAAGAGAAATAGACCCAAATCACGATGTTTATGTTGGTGCGGTTGGTATGTGGATGCCTTTTCACCCAGAAGCATATAAAACAGGACGTGTTGAATATTTAGAAAAAGATTTGAATGAACTTATGAGTCATAAGAAGAAAAATGATGAAATATCTAAGGAGCAATTTAAAGAACGTGTAAAAGAAAGTAAAAAGAAAGCAATTGAAGAAAATATTGCTAAAGCTCGCAAAGAAGGCAACAAATTAATGCAAACAATAGATGAAGAGGGTAATTTAATAAATGCAGATAAAATGGATGTTCCTGGTAAAAATTTACTTTTTGGTGACAAAGAAGATGATGATGTATCTACTGCTGATTTGCGTAAAGAATTATTTGAGGCTGAAGATGTTATTGTGGGAAGAAAGAAAGACAATGATCATGGTTTAGGGGAACTATTAGAAAGACAAAAAGAACGTGCTAAAAAAGCAACACTTCAAGAAGAATCAGATAATATTGAAGATGGAAAAGAGGATGTGCTTGATTCTACTAAAAATACTTCATAATAATACTAATAATTACCTTATTTACTTATTTATAATATTTATTATATTTTTTAATAAATATTATAAATATTATAAACATTATAAACATTATAAAACTATTACCATTTTGTCTTGCGAACATTAATTTTTGGTCCTTTTTTTTTATCTCTTATATTTGGGTCATACATTTCTTCTTCATTATCGGAGTCTAAATTTTTACTAATTTCCCAAAATTCTTTTGAACCTAACTTGAATGTTTTATGATGGTCTGCTTTATACCAAAAAATTTGGTCTTGTAACTTATTTGATTTGGCATTGTTGTTTATTACTAAACATTCAAAATTTTCTGTACATTGATCCATAACTTGACAAAAACTTTCAAAAGTTGGAAACATACCCGCGTAATTTTCATAAATACGCCGTCTATTTGCTATATATGGTTCGCGTAAAATAAAAACATAATCAATGTTTGTACGTAAATTAGGAGGAATACCTAAAGGATATTGCATAGTAATAACAAGCATTATTTTCCAATGACGCCCATTCATAAAAAGTAAACGCATCATTTTATCTTTGGTCCAACTACCATCATATAAACAATCATCTAAAATAACAAACGCACGTGGGTCTATATTTGATTTTTTATAAACCTCTATTTCTTTTTTTACTTGCTTCAATACTGTTTTTTGCCTTTTTAAAATATTTTCTATAATAGCAGTATTGTATTCATCGTGAATAAAAAGTTTTGGAACATGTTCAGCATAAAAACCATTACCTGCTTCAGTTCCACTAATAACAGTCCCTATTGGTATATCTTGATGATAATAAAGAAGATCTCTAACCAAATATGATTTACCCGTATCGCGACGACCTATTAAAACTATAACGGGTCCTTTATTTTCATCTGGTCTAAAACTAATAGTTTTAATATCAAATTTTTTTAATTCTAATGTCATTATGTTTAATAATAATATTATATAATCTAAGATTTAACTAAATAATCTAAGATTTAATTAAATAATCTAAGATTTAATTAAATAATCTAAGATTTAACTAAATAATACAAAAAGTAAATAAACTATTTAGAAATATTTAGTAATAGTTAGTAATAGTTAGTAATATTTAGTAATATTTAAAAATATTTAGTAATATTTAGTACTATTTAAAAATATTATTTGTGTTATAAATAAGAAAAATAAGTATTTTTAATTTATTAAATGGAATTAAACTATAGAAAAAATAACAACAAGCAACTTTTTGAAACAATTAGCAATACTGAAACTTTGAATATGACAAATATACAAAATTATTTTCCATTATATAACCAGTTTTTTGATTTAAATAGTAATAATTATAATGCTATTAATCTAAATAATAGTTATAGATTAGAAGCTATAACAGATAAAATTAATTATAATAAATTTTTAGGTACAATATGTGATATATGTAATAACGTATGTAGCAAAAATATTTTTATTAAATTTAGTCCATTAATAGACCCAGTTAAATATATGTTAGGAAAATATGACAATAGTTATAATATTTTAGAATTACCTAAATTTTATAATAATAATCATATAAATAATAATAGTGATTATCACAAAAAATATAAAAAAATATTAGATCCAAATAACTCAGCATATATTGATGGTTTTTTTTCATTTTTATCTAGTTGCTTATTAAATAACTATAGTTTTTATAATGGATTAAATTATTATGGCGCATTTTTAGGAATAAAAAATAATTTTAAAGTCAATATTTCAGAGGATTTAGAATTTTTAAATGAATCTGAGCATTTTCATAAACATAGAAATAATCTATTTACAATTGAAGCAAGTGAAAAAATGAAAAATATTTTTGGCAAAACTAATAAATATAAAAAATCATTATTAATAAATACTCCTAGCAATAATGAAATAAACATCGAAGACATAATAGAAGATTTAACCGAAGATTTAAATACAAATTTAAATATTACTAATCTAAATAAACTTGAAGAACCATGTTTAGAAAATAAATCATTAATTCAACAAGAATTAGAATTGACATATGAAAATTTAGATATTTTAGATAAATTATCTACAAAATCCAGTAATTATAATACAAGTAAAAATGAAACAACTAATTCGGAATCATGTTCTTCTAGATCATCAAATACAGAATCATTAGATACAAATACAACCGAGTCAGATGAATCAAGTAGTGAAGAAAGTTATAGTGATGAAGAAATATTTTGTTCAATAGATAAATTTCCTGTTAAAATTATACTACTAGAATGTTGTGAAAATACATTGGATTCTTATATTTCCAGTAAAAAAATTAAAGATGATGAATGGGAATCTATTATTTTACAAATATTATTTACATTAATTACATATCAAAAAGTTTTTCATTTTACTCATAATGATTTACATACAAACAACATAGTTTATATAGTAACAGAAAAGAAATACTTGTATTATAAATTTAATAATTGCCATTATAAAGTTCCCACATTTGGCAAAATATATAAAATAATTGATTTTGGAAGAGCAATTTATAGGTTTAAAAATAAATTAATGTGTAGCGATAGCTATTCGCAAGATGGAGATGCTGCTACACAATATAATTGCGAACCTTATTTAAATGAAAATAAACCGCGTTTAGACCCTAATTATAGCTTTGATTTATGTCGCTTAGGATGTAGTTTATTTGATTATTTTATTGATGATTTAGAGGATATAAAAAAATTAAAATCTCCTATTAAAAAACTAATGATAGAATGGGTTTTTGATGATAAAAATAAAAATATATTGTATAAAAATGATGGTTCTGAGAGATACCCTGATTTCAAACTATATAAAATGATAGCGCGTAATGTTCATAAGCATACTCCACAAAATGTATTAAAAAAACCACTATTTGAAAATTATAT